GATTATCACCAGCCTACACAAGCTAGACTGGACTCAGACGGGCATCTTCGGAGTAAGTCTCGACTGCCCACAACCCTATAGAAGTAAAGGTTGCCAGGCAGTCAGGGGTGTAGGGACCCCTAAATCCCTACGACCACGTCGGTCAGACGGACTGGTGTTATGACAGAAGAACCAGTATAATCCATCATCGACCCAATGTTAGTTTGAAAGTTGCTGCATAAGAATAAGTAGGTTCGATAGGAGAATGCCCTATCAAGCGTCACTTAGTGTCAACAACATGGTCTCAACTCCTCCGGCCCCCCAAAACATGAACTGTCGGAGCACGGGAACAGGACCTGTCTTGCAGAAACAACGTAAACGTAACAACAACAACAAGGCGAAAAAGTGCACATGCACTAAGGCTAACAATCCCAAGGTTGTCAATGGTGGTCAGCAGGCTAAGAACAGCAATGCCACTACCGCCACGGCACCGAAGGAAGCCGCCGTCAGCCAGAAGCCTAAGGTTGGGGCTAAAGCTGACGTGCAAACATCAACCGCCGACGACAACCCAGTGTTTGGTCCAGTGGACATCCGGGAGGGTGGTGGTGGTGCTGGGGAAGGTGGTCACGCGTTCGTACCTGATACGTTCGAAGCGCGACCTACCGACCCTAATACCGAAACCCCCAACAGTATGTACCTTTGGGCCACCCAACGCGCTGACCATTACCGCCGTAAAACCATTTCCCGTGTGGGTCCCGGACAACGGATCGAGGACCAGGAATTGGTTAATTGGTTCAATGCTATCACTACATTTGAAAACGGTGGTCAGCGCAGGGGGTTCTTTACTACTTGTAAGGCCCTCAAATCCGCCGCGGCAGCCGGGTGGGACCTGCTAAGGGGCAGGCTCAACACCGTATCAATGCGTACGCATTGTTACAGGGTTGGCCTGAGAATCCTAGCCGATCCTGCCCAGCTCCGCGCGTGGAAGGTTGACAACCCAACATTCAACCCCGTGCCTGGCGTTAGCGTTTCGCTCGTGAACTACTTTGTTGACACGTATTTCCGAACGAAAGGCCGTCCCCGCTATACCGCGTCTCAGTACCTGGTTTCCGAAGCGCTCCTCTGCGATTTAGCAGGCGAGTACCGCAAGGAAAACCCGGATGTGAGGTTAGCTGATATAGACGTGGCACAAAATGTCGCATTGGATGTGCTCTTCATCCAAACTGACGACGAGGTCGCGCGTAGGTTGGCGCGCGCTCTCAACATGAGGGAGGGTCTTCTCCGACCCACCCTTCCTGTTTAGGGGTGCCCAAGGCTTGTACACAGCGTGGCATCATCCCCGCGTTTGCGGGACCTGCCTCCTAATGTTACCCACAAATTTGGGACACGGGGATGGCTACGCTGGCAACGCCGAATCGGGACCGTTGCACCCCGCACTTTCATACACCTGGGTGGGTTGGACCCGGGTATTATCATAGGCGCCCATGGTAGAGAGGTTAGCACCGCTCTACATGGATTGTTGGAGAGGGTATTTGTCAACAAGCAGGGACAGAATCCTCGACAACCTAGTTTCGAACACGTCTATGGGCAGCTGTGCCCTTTTACTCATGAGCTTAACAAACGTCTCCCACGTTATGTCGGCCCAGTCCCCGTAGGTGATTTCCTCGGGTGCTACAAGGGCGGCAAACGTAAGATGTATGCGCGAGCGGCTCAGAAGTACGCGGAGCTTGGCTGCAGACCTCCTAGGAAGTCTGCATACACCTCCACGTTCGTTAAGTTCGAGAAATTGAACTTTACGGAAAAGCCGGATGCAGTGCCGAGAGTTATCCAACCGAGGACCCCGCTGTACAATCTTGCGCTAGGATTGTACCTTAAGAGAGCTGAGTCCGACATCGTCAGCAGCGTGGCTGAGGTGTATGGTGAGGCCACTATATCCAAGGGACTTAATTGTTTCGAGGTCGGTGAGCTAGTAGCGCACAAGTGGAATTCTTTCGTCGATCCTGTTGCCGTGGGCTTAGATGCTACACGGTTCGATCAGCACGTATCTCCTGCCATTCTTCGATGGGAACACAATGTTTACAAGCGAATGTATGGCAACGATTCCGAATTAAGCCGGTTGCTATCTTGGCAATTGGAAAACATCGGGTTCGTGAGGTGCGCGGACGGGGAGATCAGGTATAAGGTTAACGGATGCCGCATGTCAGGTGATATGAACACTGGTATGGGCAACTGTTTAATCATGACTGCCATGGTTTACTCGTACCTGCAGGAGGTCGGCCTGCAGGCTAAACTGATCAACAACGGGGACGATTGTGTTCTATTCTTGTCACGGGGGGATCTCCATAAGCTCCAAGCACTACCTGCTTGGTTTGCGAATATGGGATTCCCTATGGAGGTGGAAAAGCCGGTGTATGTGTTGGAGAAGGTCGTGTTTTGCCAGACCCAGCCTGTCTTTGACGGGAAGGAATGGAGAATGGTCCGTGATCCACACCTATGCCTCAGCAAGGACCGCTACATCATGAAGAGTGATAAGTGTCATGTTGACGACCTTAGGTACTCTATCGGGCGATGTGGCATGGCTCTCGCTGGGGATTTGCCGGTGTATTGCACTTTCTACAAATCCATGACAAGAATTGGTAAACCCACTGACCTAGACTTTTCTGGGTTTACTATACTTGCAACTGGGTTGGACCCCCGTGACAGTGAGGTCACGGATCAGGCGCGTGTGTCATTTTGGAAAGCATTTGACATTATGCCTGACATGCAGCTGGCGATGGAAAGCCAGTATGCGGAGGTAGTCCACCCGCCTCATCATGATATTGCCTGGTAAGCACTATCAATTCCAGTGTGTGTATTATTGTATAATACACAAGTTCGGTACGAGGATTCGATCCCGCCCTACTCAAAACGGTTCATTACGGTAATTATTGTGGTCCTAACTGGTCAGACGGTTCCAAACAGCCTTCAGTGCTCAAAGGAACATCACCCCCAGTTGACGCCTTCGATAAGACTTGTCAGGAACACGACTCCGCTTACGCTAGAGCCGTGACCACTGACGATCTCAACAAGGCTGACCTCAAGTTTTTACGCGACAATATTTCGTTCTCTCCCCTTCGCTTGGCAGCAGCTCTTGGCGTGTCTTCGCAGACGCTTATCAGAATGCCTGGTAAACCACTCCACAACCCCACCACCCCAAAGGCGGTGGCCTGGGGCAAATACCAGCAGGACGTTTTGCGCATCATGCAGGCGGCTAACAATGCTAACCCAAAACCCCGTAAGCAGAAAGCGCGGCAAAGCCATGATATCACTAATAGGCTGCCGGCGGCTACGGCCATCACGACGACGAACGTATCGCCCAAATACACGCAGGGCGACAACGGCGTCACCGTCCGAGGTCGTGACCTGATTACGACGGTGCCTGGGTCTGCCAACTTTACCCTAACCTCTTACGCGGTCAATCCTGGACAGTTCAGATTGTTCCCCGTTCTCTCGGATCGTGCCCGCAGCTACGAACAGTACCGAGTCAAGAATCTTACTTTCGAGTGGATTCCTCTCTCAGGTACTGATCGCAGCGGGTCAGTATATCTGTGTTTCAATCCCGAAGCCACCACCCCCAACCCCCGCAATGAGCAAACCCTCAGTGCGATGTCGGGAAGTGTCTGTGGCCCGGTATATGGCACAAATACCAAGGTCCGGGTTAGCAACAATGGTGGGAAAATCTTGTATGTTCGATCGGACATCCTTACTGGTGGACAGGACTTGAGGACAACCGACTTCGGCCGGTTCTTTGTAGCAACCACAGACTGCTCGAGCTCAGCAGCTCTTGGCAAGCTGTATGTTAACTACGAAATTGAACTCAAGTATCCCCGGTCAGGGGTCTTATCACCCATGATTGCAAATGGGCCTGCCTCTGTGAGTGGAGTCAATCTTGGTAACATGTTTGATTTCATTTACAATGGCGATTCCCAGCAGAAGACAGATAGCACTGTCTATCCGGTCAGTGGACAGGACTTTGCGTGGTTTAATAGCTCTAGTGGTGTCAACTACATCTATTACCGCAAGCCTGGCACTTACTTGACCATAGTGCATGCTAGTCAATCACCTTCTGCATCACCTACTCCCTTCGTTTGGGTTGCTGGGGTTGACACTGAGCTCGTCGAGCAACACTACTCTGATGGTCTGCAGATTGGAAACATCATCTGGTACTTTATCGTCCAGGTGAACAAACCCAATGGTACGGTCCTTTCGAGTACGGTGGCCTCGACTATGTTAATCAACACCCCGCAAGTCATCATCACTGAGGTTAGCGACACAACCAATGATTGGGCTCGTGCTCATTAACTTGTGCAATAAAATTAACTCTCTTACCAAGGAGGACTCTGCCGGCGAAGAGTATAAATAAAAGTTTCCCATAAAAACACACAAAACAATAAAATCAAAACAGCAAGGACAAGCTTCGGCCTCTGTCTCCCACGTTCCCACGTGGGCCCATCACAGGTGAGTGATGCTCCG